AATCAAACTCCTAACTAATTATCATATTAATTAAATTTTACCCTTTACTTCCTAAAAAATCAAATCATTATCTACAATTAAACGGAACATTTTTCTCTATCGTTGTGATAAATAAATCTCTTAACATAAATCATTCCGTACAAAAAATAAATATATAAAAATATTTTTGAAGATACATTTAGTCCAAAAATATTTCAAAAACCTTCATCAAAACTTTTGACTTCCTTTGTAGGCCATGATACGATATAATCAAGATAAGAAACTTAAACAAAAGACTGTATTCCCTAGCTTGGAAAGGTAATAGATAATATTCCTGAAGCAGTAACTGCTGTTGTAAGTCTAGTGACCGTCATACGGTAGCAAGTCAAAACAAAAAGCGTAAACCCAACTCCCGCAAAAGAAAAAGGTAAACGCTAAGAGGTAGGGGCGAAAGCCCCTCACACCTCTATTTTATCAAATGAAAAGAGGAAAAGCAATGGTTAGTGCAATAGCTATTTTTATAATTGCCATTAATGTATACATTTATCTCAAAAATAAAAAGGACAAATAATATGAGAAAAGTTATTCAAGAATTATTAGACAGTTCGATGTCTACATCTGCTATTTCGCAAGGCGCTGGAGTTCCGTGGACTACTGTTTCTGACCTTAGAAAAGGAAAAACAAGCATGGACAAAATGGCCCTTCTAACAGCAGAAAAGCTCTATGAATTTGCTACAGCTGATAAGCAGTGATTTCGGTCACTGCTTTTATTATTGCAAACAAAAAACCGCCAGCATAAGCCAGCGGTCAAGTGTAATTAAATTCTGAAAGCCTTTCTATGCTTTATTTTTCTTCTTTTGGTTTGTCGACGACGGTGATAAGCCCGTCTGGTTCTGTCTTGAATGCTGGATCTGTGTGTAATTCACCGTTCGCCTTCAAGTAATACCAGCCGTCACCTGATTTGACGAATTGTTTTGATAGCATGTAGCCATCTTTCTCTTCCATGAAATACCAGGTTTCACGATATTTAACCCATCCAGTAGCCATGCGACCATCTGGTTTGAAGAAATACCAGCGATGGTTAAGGAACATCCAGCCTGTAACCATTGCGCCACGTTTATCAAGGTAGAACCAATCTTTACCATCATTAAACCAACGATTGATTAGACAATATCCACGTTCATTGAAGTAGAACCACTCTCCCTTGATTTGCTTCCATGTTTTTGTAGGATAAGAGCCGTCTGACTCTTCCCACCACCAGCCAGAAGCATTTTGGCGCCATCCAGCTTCAGACAGACCCCCTTCAATATCTTTCTTGAATTGCTCACGGCTAATGCCCCATTTTGCAAGATAAGGATATGGATCCACATGGTCGCTCGCATTTCGTGGCTGATTGTACGTACAATACTGATGTGTCTTGATTCCTGCTAAACTGTCAGAGTCCAGCGTTTTCGGAATCCCTGCTTCATCCGCAAGGTTTCGCAGAAGCTCAATATAGAGCTTGTAATCGCGCATGAATTCTTCTTTTGTGCTATGACTTTCAATCAGCTCAACTTGTCCGTATCCTTCAACGTTCCAGCCGCCTCCTACGTCATAGGCTCCCATATCTGTGTACCATGTTTGCATCACACGGCCGTTTCCGACAACGTGCGAGAAAAATCCTGAATCAACAGGACGGCGCATGTGGTAGTCCGCTTCATTTTGAGCAGTTGAATTTGGATTTCCTGTTGAGTGTGCATGAATTTGTCTGTATGGTTGTTCGCCCACTTGTGGCAAGTCTGTTCTTAATCTGCTTTTGTCAATATCCATTTATTTTTTCCTTTCGTTTTATGGCAATCGCTCCGGCCAAGGTTCGCTCGTGAGATACGAGATTGAACTTACACGGATGTCCCCAATATCTCTATCTGTAGGGACAGGGTCAGTAAATTGGAAGCGTAGCATATTGCTATCCCCAGCACCTCCTAAATACCACGTTCCATAGGACACTCCCTTATCATTATATATGCCGCCTATCAAACTAAATTCTGACCTAAAACCGACAGGGACTCCACCTAGCCCTAGAATGAACACATTTCTTTCACGGTCGGACGGTTGCGGGACATATCCCGGGCCACCACGGCGAACTACTCCGAACCAACCCCAACTTAACCCACCAAATTGGTAGGTAACCATGTTATTTACACGTCTGATTTTTAAATAAGAAGCTCCTAGCTTAGATTGAATATTCAAGGTTCGCCAGCCAGTATCGCCAGTCAATACTTCCCACCCTTGATTGTGGTTTCCGGTTCTTTTAATCCACTTCAAAGCCCCGTTTGTCGCATTGGTATCAACGTAAGTAGTACCGACTGGAGCAACTACTTTTCCGTTTGGCATACCTTGACCGTGGATTTCATACTGGTTTACCTGGTTATTCGGACTAGTCGAAGTTGGTAGGGTTACGTTACCTCCACCACCGGATAAAATTAGGGTGTTTCCTTCGATGCTCAATTTTTGAGGGGTTTTAGGAATTGAAGCCAATTGTTCCTTTGTGGCATAATCTTGCCCTTTCTGTTCAACAGTCGCAAGCCTCTGCTTGATTTCTGTATCATTATAAGGTTGAGGGATTTCAGATTTCTTAGCGTACCCATCCAAGTTTTGATGTTGTAACAGATAGCCTTTAGATTCCAATTCTTGCTTGGTGACTAAGCTGCTAGTATCAACACCTGGTTTATTTTCCAAGTTTTCTAATCGGCTCTTGATTTCTGAATCATTATAGATCGTATCCCTATCGGGTTTACTCTCTAAGGCAGAAATACGCTGTTTTAAGGCGCTATCATCGTAGATAGTGTTATTGTCTGGCTTTGCCTTCAAAAGTTCAATATCGGCTGAAATATTGCTGATTTCACTACGTTCAACTTTGTTTGCTATTTCTTCTTTTGTAGCAAATAAGCTTGTGTCGATTTCGGGTTTAGCTTCTAATGCTGCTAAACGTTTAATGATTTCTGAATCATCGTAATCTGCACTGCCAACATGAACAGTCTTGAGAATTTCTTCTAATTCTGACCTGGTAACGATGTTCTCGATATCTACGACACGACCTGTCTTCTGTTCGATAACAGGCGCATTCTTAGACTTATCAAGTTCACTGACTCGAACATTAAACTGGAAGCTATACACGTCAGCGGATTGTTCAATCTCTTCAAAGTAGATGTATCCTACAACAGGCTCATCAATCGTAATCAACGAGGTATCAAACTTGATCGTGAAGGTATTCTCTTCGATTGTCGCTTTGACAGTTGAGTACCGTTTTGAACGCTTGAAATAGAATAAGCAGATAACCTTGTTAGCATCTAGATTATCAATCGTGAACTTGAATTCAGCGATATTCTTGTCCATACTGAAGACTTCTTTGTAGAGTCTATCCACATCTCTATTATTCGATGTGATTTCAAGCTTCTTTTCGATGACTTTTTTCAAATGTCGCTCCTTTCTTAAAAATAGTAAAAAGAGAACCCAAAAGGGTTCTCATATATTATTTGCTCATCCAAGCATCATTCATCTGCTTGACTGCTGACTCAACGAATGTGTCGAGATCACTATCAGTCATGTGGATGTTGTACTTATCTAGTTCAGCACGGATTTTAATACGTGCCTGTTCCAGCTTCTCCTCACCTTTGTATCCTGTCGCGGCTGATACTTGTTCAACTGCATTAACTGCATTCTTGGCCAAGATTTCAACAATCTTAATTGTTTTCTCTCCACCTTTCTGGATCAGGTATTCTTTGGCAGCCTTAACTGCGATACCTACCAAAATAACTAGAATGCTGACTGCTGCATTAATGATGATTTCGTTAATTTGATTCATTTTAATTTTCCTCTTTAATTTCTAGCTCAAGAAATTTCTCGAACAATACCTTGACTGCTCCATTGCCACCTAGTTCGACATAGCTCTCGTAAAGCTTTGAGAGTTCTTCAATCTCATGTTGATTCGTCTCACCTCGCTTGATAGCTTTTTTCAAATTTTCTTGTAATCGAAACCGTTGGATTCGTTGCAGACCTTTGCCAATCATTGACAGATTTTTATTGTTATCCTTCCCGATTTCCTCGACTACGTGAACTGATTTTTCGAGATCCACGATCTTATCAGAAAGATCGCTCAAACGCTTATCAGCTTCTTTCGAAGTTTGAGTGCTGCGGTAAGAAAAATAACTTGGAATCATCACCACAAGAATTGTCGTGATACGTTCCATAAATACCGACCAATCCAATTGAATCACCCCCTTTTAGTGTACGTAATCCTATTGAACAGGCTGAGTGTTTAGCTCGCTAGATGGTTCTTCCTTCTTCGGTTCAGTCCACTTCCAGATGCCTAATTTACCGTTTTGCTCAAGACTTGCTAGTTCTTCGAGCGTTTGTCCTTGATATGTGAATTCTTCGTTCACTTGAACCATGACACGTTGACCTTCTTGGAATTTCTCGACATGGTTTGGATTTAAAAGTGTGAAGATTTCCTGTGGTTTGTATGTCTTGCCGGTTTGTCCGAGTTCGACAAGTTCCAATCCACGTTTGAAAACTGTAGGATCTAGCGGGTTGTCTGTATCTGTCACACGAGCAAGCACCGCCCAATCTGCAACTGCCTTAACTTCTGCGATTTTTGCATCTTTCTCAGCAAGCTTGACTTCATATTCTTGTGCTTGTGTTTGCAAATCTTCCTGAAGTTTTTTAACACCTTCAGCAGGATTAAATTCAGTCGTTACTTGAGCAATAACTGAATTAATCAAATCTTCATCTGACTCATTCATGTGATTGCCGATTAAGACACGGTCAAATGCTGTGTACGGGACATCTTGTCGAATTGCTACGAAAGTTCGGTTGTTTTCTTGCAAGTATTTATTTACTACTTTATATGTCATATATTATTTTTCCTTTTCTTCTTTATGGTTGTTGAGCTTTGTTTACTTCTTCAAATTTTGCTTTCAATTCTTCGTCTGAATTGATAATGTTTTTGAGTTGTTGCAGTTCTGTTTCTGCAATGCGACACAATGCTTTGTATGTTGCTGCCTTGTGAGAAAGAGCAGCAACATCATTTCCTAGTTCTTCGATGACCAGTTGGTCAATTTGTTGATCAATTTGTTCGTTCATGTTGTTTTTTCTAACCTTTCAACTTTTTGATTTAATTCCTGGATAGCCTTAATTAAATAAGGTACTAATTCAAATACCTTGTACGAATAAGCCCCGTCTGGATTTTCCAAAAATGCTTCTGGTGCGACTTGCTGGACATCTTGAGCCATGATACCACAAGAAATATCTTCAACTTTACCGTCATACTCTTTGCGGTAAGAGTATGTTTTGAGTTTTTCGATAACATCCAGCCCGTTGACTTGACTATCTTGAATGTTGGTCTTATATCTACGGTCTGACAAGTCTTTGTTGAGTGTTATCCAGTCGTATGTACCGTTGTCTAGATAAAAATACAGATAACCATTTTGAGCGTTCATGTGTGTATATCGTGGTGAACTCATCCAAAATCCATATCCACCCCCATTTGAACGTTCGTCGTAGTAGATCTTGCCAGTAACTCTAAGATTACCGTTGACGACAGGTGTGTTCCAGAATCTTGCAGTGTTGTAACAATGCATTTCACCAGTGTTTTTCACGAACCAAGCCTGATTACCTGGTTTACCCCAGTTATCGCCCCAGTTAACCCAAAGAGCAGTTTGCCCTGCTTTCCATCCCCCGTCTGACATGCCGACTCTAAAGCTATTACTTCCAGTCAACCAGAAAACAGTCGGGTCCTTCTCATGCGTACCAATCTGGAAGCCACCGATTTTACCCTTATAACCTTCAAGTAAGGTTGCTGATACTACTACTGACCGTAGCTTGTTAATAAATGCAGTTTTAGCAGCTAAAGTGTCCGTGAATACATCGCTAGATACAAGCTTCTTGGCTAGAGCAGTATCAAATATCAATTTTTCTGCCGCAATCGAATTCGAGCGAATGATATCAGTGTTCAAAGTTCCTATTCTAGCATCTCCGACAAAAAGACGTTTAAAATAACCGTCTATCGCTGTGATTTCATCTAGTAGCGTTCTACCTTTTAGACGGATTTTAGCAGCTTCAATCAGAATGTTATTGCTATTCAGATTGATTTGAGAAGAAACCGCACCAGGCCCCGTAAGGGTTTGGATAGCGTAGGAATTATTCAGCTGTGATACCTGAGTTTGAGTGACTACATCTTGTGTAGATGTGGTATCGCTGAAGCGTTTAGGAGGTTTGTCACCTCTAATAAGCGATACCTGACTGATTGCGACCTGTCCGTTTTTCATTAACCAAATTTCGAGAGGGAGATCCCTTGTTTTAGTCGATGATTTTTGGACAGTCATCGTACCTGTGATGATTTGAGTTCCAGTTTTCGTAAGAGTAACTCTATCCGATGCAAGTCCACCGTCACTCGCCCATAATTCAATACCAAGTGGTCCATCTGGTAACACATCCACCCACACTTCCATACGATAGCTGAGTTTCTCGCCCTTGGTAAAGGTTGAGGTGTTAAGTGGCAATGCGAATCCGTGATAGACGTTTTGAGATTTGCCAGTGTTGGTAATTCGTAGCAACTTAGTTCCAGCTTGAACTTCGATAACATTCGCATCGGCTTGTTTCTTGGCCCATTTGCTGAAGTTTGTTGGATCATATACTAGGTTAAAGTCATCCAAGAAATTAGATACACGACTAACTAGACCATCAGCAGTCTGAATAACTTGAGAAATCGCTTGGTCTTGTCGTTGCAAGGTTTGAGTGTGTGATGATACGGTATCTCGTACATCATTAAGTTCTACAATACTAACAATTTCGGAACTTGAAATATCGTAGTCTGTCATGCGGTCAGAATGCTCAAGCTTCATACCGCAAATTTCAAGGCTTCCATTACCATTTTGACCAAATTGAATACTGTTAAATATAGCATCTGCAGTAAACGTAAATTGGTATCGTACCCAATCTTTGTTCGAGATGGTTTTGAATAATATACGATTAGTTTCGTTTGTGGTCCAAGAGCGTATTAAAAGATGGACGTTTTGACTTGTACTTGTCGATGAAACCCTTGCCCAACAGGACATTGTGTATTTCTCGCCAATAGTTAAATTTAACCTTTGAGCAATGTCTTTATTTCCACCGTTTGTATTTCCTACAATACGAATACCTTTTTTTATAGCGGTATGCGGGGCATCTCTTAAATCAATAACCTCGGTTCTACCGTTACCACCAGAAACACTTAATGCCCAGGTTCCTTCCAAACCATCTCCTGACGGGATGATGGAAGAATTTTGCAAGAGGTTATCGTTACGAATAACATCTCTTAGTTTGGTTTCGATACGTGAGATGGTCCTTTGAAATCCGTCAACCGAATTCTTTACTATATTCTGGACTTGAGTCGCATTTTGAAAACCTTTGTCATTGGCCAATCTGTCAAAATCAGTACGAGATATTTTTTCAGTAATCTGGTCAGCCTGGACTTCGATTCTGTTTTCAGCAATTCTTAACCTGTCTGTCAGAGGGTCAACTTCTTGTTTAGTCACAAGCGTTTTGATTCTGTCAGTAATCTGATCGATTTTGGCAAAGTTTGAATTGGACAAATCTTTAGAAGTATTAGCAGACTTAAGAGCGTTTCTAGCTTCTTCCAAAGCTTCTTCAGCGGTCTGAGTAACTGTTGAACCAATAGCTCGAATCTCTTCAATTTTGGTTCGCTGGTCTTCGAGCTTCTCGTTCATGCTGCTATCAAAACCTAAAAAACGATTGTCGATTTCATCTGATAGAGCACGCTTGGTTTCCTCTGCCTTGGCTTTAGCGAGTTCGATGCCGTCTAGAATTTCTTGCCTTAACAATCCAGCTTGGTGATCAAAATCTAAGTCTGCATTTTGAAGAGCTTTTTCGAGGGCAATTTCTTGAGCTGATTCTGTCACTCCAAGAATTGCATCGGCTGCGCTAGATAGCCCACCAGAAGCTCTAGAACCACCAGTGCCTGCCTTATCGTCGAAAGTCAGAGAGATGTACTCTTCTTTTAAGGCATCGAACTCATAAGCAATAGTTTTCTTGAATGCATCGACATTATGCTTCCAACTCTTGAGATTGACCGTGTCGCCCATATGGACCACTTGCCCATCAAGTTCATAAGCTTCAATCTTGATAGCATCAGAGACCTTGTCAATTCCCTCGTTTGAGAACTTAGACTGTGCCCACTTCTCCAACTCTTCAACACTCTTTGCGTTGTTGTTCTCATACTCTTTTTCATTGATATAAGGGTATGAGTTGATAAGAGGACTATCAACAGTTACTCTGAGAGTCGTTTCTTTTTCAGAGCCTTCAGGCTTAAAAGTCGATTTGACATGGATTCTTGTGACAACATTCTGACTATTTTTTGTGCGTTGGTAGTCCTTCAGATTTTTGTGCGTTGTAATAACAACACCACGATTCTCGCCACGACTCTTCTTGACAGTCATCGCAAAGTTATCACGAACCAGCTCACCTTCCCACGTCCCGACGATACTATGCTTGCCATCAAGTAATACAGAGTACAGAGTTTCTGTTTCAGTCGTGTTGAAGGTCCTACGATCCTGGATATCGCTATTGAAAGAAAAATCTCCCAAAGCAGTTTTGGTGTTTTGAACCATGCGAGAAAGAGCCATGCCACAGCTCTGACTAGTCACACTTACTGGTGTGATAGAACGTTGCATCACATCGTCTGAAATGTGATAGGCTGTGATTTCCAGATGATCATTGTGTTCAATAGGTTTCTTAATGCGAAATAGCTGCGCACCAAGAACAGGAGTCGGCGCTTTTATCAACATATCTTCTTGAATAAGTTGATAAATACCAGAGTCAGAAATAGGATATTTCACAGTTAAGGTGAAATCACCATTCATGGTCTCTTTAACAATTGCCGAAGTTGCTTCATGAAGTGGCTCCCCGTTCCATCGAACGGTTCTCACATCTTTATTAAGTAGATAAAGCAATTATGCCCACCCCCAAACCGTCTCGATTTCAAGCGATTGAATACCTTGACCTAGAACAACCCCAACATTCTTCACTTTCGCTGGATCAACTGTGATAAAATCCCCTGACCATTTAACTGGCTTTCCTGTTGTGGTCCTAAAGCTTGGATTGTCTGGATTGTTGACCATTACAAGCGATTCTGTGAGGCTTTCAAGCCTAATGACCTGACCAGCTATTGTAAACGAAGTCTCAACAGCGCTCTGGCCAACGATTGTGATTTTAGGAAAGGCAAGAGCAGAACCTTGCACGGTTAAAGTCCCACTTCTTGTCAATCTCTGTGTATCAGTGTCTTTGAAATATTTGGTAGGGTGACAAGTGAATTTCACATCTACCGTCCATGCACCAAAATCATCTTTAATAATTTTGAAATCATCCACTTTATAGCACCAATATTTCACGCTTGGCTCTTGTTCATTCTCCAACCAAAATTTTTCACGATTTAACAGAGAAGAAAAACGGTATAAATCTCCATCTGTTGGGTTAATTAAGCTGATATGGTAGCTTTTTTCAATCACCCCACGATGTCTATTTGATTGAACAATTGCACCACTGATTCCATCATGTTCTAAAAGACTAGTTTTTGAGGAGGATACGATGACTTGTGGTCGTGTTTCAACCAGAATCTCACATTTAAATGATGATGTTTTCACTCCATCGATGGTTAACTCATTAATTTTTGTCATCCGAAACCTCCTCTCAAATTAGTTTTTCTTTGTAGTTCTTCAGCAATACGTGTTCCAACTGCGTCAGCTAGTCTATTCAAATCTGCTTCTTCTCTGATGGTTACACCTGAGAAGTTTACATTGATGCTATTCGATGTATTCATCGTATTAGCAATACTTTGTCCAATCGCACCAAGAGTTGACTTGTTGAGTGGAAGGATTGCTTCTGCACCAGCTTCTCCACCAACCATTGCTCTATTTCCATTCATTCCAAATAAAGTTGGTTTGGTCATAATACCACCCTTCGCATACCACTCAATAGCGATGCTTGGAACGCCCTGACTTAACCAGTCCAAAGGATTGGCTGAACCACTCACTGAAAAGTGAGGTAGTGGAATATGTGGCCAACTGATATTGAAATTGAATAGATTTTTAATAGCTTGGATAGCGCTAGATACTGCATTTTTAGCACCATCAATAGCATTTGAAATAGTTGATTTGATAGAGTTCCAAATATTGCTAGCAGTAGATAAGATTCCATTAAAAACATTAGAAATTGAACTTCCTAAATCTCTGAACAAGTTTGAACCCATAGATGTCAAACTAGTCCATAAATTTGAAAGAAAAGAAGTGAAGTTCTGCCACAATGCCTGTGCTCCTGTAACTAGATTTTGAAAGATTCCAGTTAACCCAGCCACAAAGACAGTCCATAATACTTTTCCTGTCTCAGTAATGTTCGTCCATAGATTTGAAAGCCATGTAACTAACGCCTCCCATGCTCTTATTGCAGTAGTCGATATCTGTGACCATAATTCTGAAATCCAGTTTGCAAATCCATCCCATAAATTTTGAAGCCATTCGGATATCTCTCCCCAATTCATAATTGCCTGTATAATCAGAGTTATGACGGCAATAGCTGCAACTATTGCGGCGATGACAACCCCGATTGGAGCTCCTATAGCCCCAATCGCAATAACAATTGGAGCGAGAGCTCCAAGTAAAGTCATAACGGCCGCTGTAACAAGTCCAAGAATAACGATTGTTTGTTGATCGCTTTCGTTCAAATTGGTAAACCACTCAACAGCCTTATCAAGTAAGTCAATAAGTGGTTCTAATGCTGGAATAAGTGTTTCTAGCAGTTTACCGCCTACCTCAGCAAGTCCTTCTTTCGCTTTGTTGGAATATGTTGTTAGTTTATCAATCGGATCTACCGTCTCATCAAATGTTGTTGAGACAGTCCCTGATGAGGATTTAGCTGCTTCAGCTAAATCACTAAAACTAAAGGCCCCACGTTGTATAGCATCTACCATACGTGGTGCCGCCTTGCTCCCAAAAACTTCCGAAGCAATACTCAAAGCTTTTGTTTCACTAGTTGAATTCTGTATTGCATTGACAGTTTCGTTCAATCCGTCCGTCAAGGACTTCCCATCTTTGGCATAGTTTACTGCGGCTTTTGAAAGAGAAGATAAAGCAGCAGAAGAGTCAATCCCGCTTTTTTCAAATCTACCAATTAATGTTGCTCCCTCTTCAAAAGATAATCCCAGCATCTTAATCTGTGGAGCTCCATCTATGGCTTTTTGAAAAATTGAATCATAAGATTGACCTGTGTCCTGGCCGACTTTGGTAACTGAGTCTAATACTCTTGCTAAATCCTCATTGGATAATCCATAGGCATCGATTGCTTTCTTAGCGTTTATTGCAGAATTTGAAATGTCTTCTCCAGTTATTTTTGAATACTTCAATAAATACTCTGCTGCAACTTTCAAAGTATCACCAGTAAGGCCAAATTGTGTATTGAGCTCACCAACTGCATCAGCAGATTCTTGAAATGTAGTCGCTGGTAAAGATGTGGCAATTCCTTTTGCAATTCCCTGTAGTCCTAACAAGGCCTCCCCAGTCAGTCCAGTTTTTGTTGTAACAGTATCCATTGCTTCGTCAATCTCAGACCATGCATCTACTGTTTTTTTACCAGCATCAACCATTTTTTGACCTAGTTGTCCTGCCTTTTCAGCAACGTTCATCATTACGTCAGCTTTTAGATATCCTGTAGCTTCCTTAATGCTTCCTGTTGCTGAACGGCTAGAATCCCCTAGATTATCCATTGCTTTATCTATCTTTAAAACTTCAACTTCTGCTTGCCCAATTTCATTTTGAAGTTGTCGCCATTCTTCTGTGCCGATTTTTTCCTTTCCTAATTCCGCTTGTTTCCGTTTCAACTCCTGGACCTTGTCCTTAGCTAATGAAGATTGTTTACTTAATAACTTCATTTTTTGTTCGGACAACTCTACATTTTTAGGATCTAATTCTAGCTTCTGGTTGACGATGTCAAGTTCTTTTGCGACATTGTTGATTTCTTTATTGAGATTTAAAATAGACTTTGGATTTCCGACATCTTCTATTCTTTTCTTTGTTGATTCCATAGCTCTATCAACAACTTTCATTTGAGATTCTACTTTGGCAATCTCAATCTGTAGTTTGTTCCACTGTGCTGAACCAACTTCTGATTCTCCAAGGGCTTTTTGTTGTTTTTTGAGCTCAAGTATTTTGAGAGCACCAACACGGGCTTGTTCTTGTAAGTTTGTTAATTTTCTAGTTAATAGCTCGACGTTGTCTGGATCCATTTTCAATTGTTTATTGATATTTGTGAAATCCTTTTTCAAACTTGCAAGAGCACTGTTGATCCCTTTTACAGATTTTTCAAATTCAACTGTATTAGCTCCAAATTTTACATACAGCCCTTCAAATGTCTCTGCCATTGATTACCTCCTTTCATTTTTAGTCAGACATTACATTTAGTAATTCTGCGTTTGATAATGTTTTCTTCTCATTTTCATTGACACTCATTTGATGTAATGTCCCCATCAAATAATTAAAATGTTGACTTTCTGCCCAAAAAACATCCATCCTATTTTCAAAAATAACCTTATAAATTTTTTCAGAAGTTATAACTTCTGTTGAGGCTTTTTTCTATCTTGAGGTACTTTCGCTCGGCTACGATTAAATTCATAGAACAAGTCAGAGAAGAAGGTGATGTCTAGCAAATCGCCAAACCATGGAGCAAGTGAGGCTGTTTCTGCAGTCAATTCATTCTGGACTAATCGTCCGTTTTCGACTTCTCCGTATAAACAAGGAATCACATCTGTCAAGAAATTCATAAAATCAGGGTCCATTAATAACGGTAATAGCTGAATCTTCTCATCATCAGAAAGGTCTGATAATTCAGTTTTGATTCCAGTTTTAGAAGCAAGTTGCGTATACACGCTAATTGCTTTTTGATTGTCGTCAAAAAAGTTTCTTCCAGTCCGTTGTTCATACATTTTGATAGCAGGCAGAGAATAAAGAAAGCGCACCGTTTCGGTACGCTCTACTTCTTCTCCGTAGCTATCAAAGGTAATAAATGATAGCTCTTTTTTAATCATATTAGCCTCCTGGCACGATTGCTGTTGTTCCTAAAGCTTCATTGATAAAATCAATCAATTTCGTTGGGGTACTTGAAGCGAACAATTTATCAAATTTAGCACGGACCACCCCTTTGTCTGTATCACGCCATACAATTTCGGAAACAGGTTTTTTATCTGAATCTAGAATGAAATTGTTAGGTGACGCAGTACATGGAATTTCGATTTCTTTTGGTGTAGCAGAGCTTTCATCTGTTGCAGTGCTGCCTTTTGGAGCCGATGCTTTCACATTGGTCCAGATGTGGAACTCTTCAACCTCAGAACCAAACTCATCTGTCACTGTTTCAGCATATCCCCAAATGAAATTCGCATTCACACCAGTATCAATGAGCGCTGGTGGAGTTGAATTTGTCAGCTTTTTACCCAAGTGATCAATCATGAATTGTTTAGGAATTTGATAAGTCGTGATGGATCCCTCAGTCGATTTCTTACCTTGAAGACGGACGTGCTCCACATTGTCTGCGTAGTATGCATTTGATTCTTGCGAAGTTTCAAAAGATGTTTTTCGCAATCCTGTAAATGGGTATGGTTTTTTTAGATCGAGTTCGCCAGATTCTGTTTTTGCAATCTTAGCAAAGAATCCCATGGCATTACCATGAGTAACCTCTCGTGTGTCATATTTATAAGTCATTGTGACTCCTTCCTTAATTTGGTCTGATTTTTATTGATTTCATATTATTGAGAAAGATTTCTTTATTTTTGAGATAAGCAGGTCTGATGTGTTCTTGAGGTGCTACAAATCCACCATTTTTTGTTGCGTGGCCATTTTCTAACAAGTGAGCAAGCGACTTCTCTTTCCCGTTGTTATATACTACAGCGATATCTTCAACGGTCTCGTGAGTCCATCCTTTTTCATAAACTCCGTTTCTTCTAGGACTTCCGTCTCTAATGTCTCCAGCGGTGCTTTTTCCTGCTTTTTCTATGATTTCTAAAACTTGATTCTGTATATCGATTTTTAATGTTTTCACATTAACGCTACCACTTCCCACTTGTGAATACCTCGATTCTGTAAGTTGTAAGTAAGTAATCTGTATCAGGCTGTTTTAGATTCAACTGACTAGGTTCACACATAAAATTAGACAACATCAATTCCTCAATGCTGTCTAATTTCTTCTTGTGATAGTGACTGATTTGAATAGTCACTTTTCTAATATGTACCGTGTCATCAGCAGTAATACTACTACCCGGAGTTAAACGATAGTAAAGAATAACGTTGTCAGGAGAGGACTTTTCCTCACGTTCCATATAGAACACTTTTGATTTTAAAGTGTTTTTTTCTAGGATTTCTTGAATTTCTTGCCTGGTAAAGAACTTCTTAGCCATTATTTCAATTCTCCTAATTCAATTATCGTGTAGTGGCCATCATCAGATTCAGTTCCAACATTTACCTTGTATTCTTTCCCTTTGTACTTCACGTAGTCTAAGGAATCAGTCACATAGTTAGAACGTATCCGAAATCTTGCTGTCAAAACTTGACCATCTGCCAAAGCTTTATCAAGTCTACGTTGATAGATCTTCTCTTTTTCAGCTTTGACTTTCTTTTCTACAACTTGTTTTTCAAAAACACCTTTTTCGACCTCTGTACGCTTATCGTAACAAAGGATGATTGATGTTCTAGATGATTTCATGATTTAACTCCATAAATGGCTTTTAATTGATAGAGAATATTTGTCAATTCTTCATCAATCCAGCTCATTGTTGTTGAGTTTACTGTCATCAAGGATTTATCAAATCTCTGAACACATCTCAAATGTAACCAATCTAAAATTGTTTCTTTATCATCCTCTTCAATCTCATTCCATTCTGTCAATTCGCTATCTTCATCGATGCGAGTGATAGGAATGTTGTTTCTCTTTAGATATGAAATCCCACTATTTATGTAGCTTAAAAGTTGAGTGTCGAAGATCTCTTCTTCGACATCAACTTCAACCATTTCTTTAATTTGGTTAAGGATTGTCATTTTAGACTCCCCTTTCTATTTAAAATCAACCTTTTGTGAATTTCACAGCTGATTTGTACTGACCAAGTCGGCCACCAAGCACGCTAGCAAGTTCGATATGACGGCGATTCATCGTTACATCATAATCTTCAAAGCGGTCAGCAGAGACATCATCACCAATCATCTTATAAGCCTTGTCAGCAAATGCGATAATTGGGTTAGTCGCATCTTCCATCCAGTCATAGACATATACTTGGTAGCCAGCAATGATATTTCCTGTTTGTGAAATTGGTGCGAATGGTTGTGGATCAATGTAGCGTTTTTCACCATCCTTAACCATTTTAAGTTTACGAGCAATGGTTTTTGAAGTTACCAAAATTGGAGTTGTATTTGCAGCAAGTTTATCAATCCCTTTGACGAGGTTTTCTAAAACAGTACTGTCAAATTCCCCGTCAACATTGATTTCTTGTGTATCAAATAGCTGAGTAAGTGTTTCTTCTGCAATAGATTTAATTTCAGTGATTTTGTCATCATCTTCATTATTCTTACCATCTCCGATAACGACAGCACGTTCAACTGCTCGGATGAATCCTTGTGCTAATTCATTCATCACATAGTTGAAGTAAGCACCTGTTGTATCCTTCTTCAAGTCAGCATACTCAAAACTGTACTTGATGTAGACAGCTGCAGAGTTGATTGTATAATCGATAAATACAAAAGATTCATCTTTCTTTGTTTTGCCTTTCTGATGACCTTTAGCTTTTGCTTGTTGCGTTTGAAGCGCAACACGTACTGCATAACGAGGATCTTTGGTTACATGGTTAAGGATACCGTCGTAGTCATTAAATGCATTTTGGATTGCAATCAATACTGGTTCAGGTAAGATTTTGTTAACATCAGTTACACCTTTTTCAACAAGATTTGCTTCCCACGCTTTTCGGGCACTGTTTGAGCTTCCCTCGTTATCCATGAGGATTCGAGCGAAATCAAGTGCAGCTTCTTTTGTTTTTAAGTATTCCATTTGTGTCTTGCCTTTCTGTACTTCCTTGATAGATTTAGCAGCTTTACTAAGATTGTATTCTTTTTCTTCAATTTCAACATCTAAATTAGAAATTGTTTCCTTGAGTTCCTCTGCTTTGGATACCAATTCTTCTGCATCAGATTTCAACTGTGCAAGTTCTTCTTCTCCAATAGTTGCTGACTTCAATTTCTCTTCGATTGAAGCTTTTTTTAATTTGACTGCAGATAACTCATCTGCTTGTTTTTGTCGTTCTTCCATCAATTCGACTAGTGTTTTCATTTTTTTCTCCTTTTTTAAATTGTTGCAAGTTTACTCATGATGTCTTGCTTCATGTTCGCCTGAGCGATTCGCTTGTCAACCACAGACATATCAAATCCCTTAATATTATCAACGGTTGCTTGAGGATTGGATGGCACGGTCACGACAGATATTTCAAAGATTTCAACTTCTTTAAAAATCCATCCACCGTAGGGTTGCTTAGCGTCAACTGGCTCATAATCACTAACGAAAAATCCAATGCTCAGGCTATCCAATGCCCCCATCTTCATGAGGTCATAGGTTTTCTTAGCTTCTGGATCACTTAGATTAAATGTTGACCGTGTTCGCAGACCTTTTTCATCTACCGACAGCTCATGCTTACCGATGACACGATTGCGGTCGTGATTTAAGCACATAGGGACGACGGCCTTAGTTTTCAGGGTATTGTCAAAACACCCCTTGGCCATCACATCGCCATCTCTGTCGGTATTGCCATAGGTGGAGGCATAAGCCTCAAAGTGAAAGTCAGCTGACTCTTCCTCAACTGACTTGACGACAAAGGTTTTTAACTTTTCCATATCCTACCTCCTTTCTTAAAATTTCTGCCAACCGCCCACCCTATTTTTAATTACTTTCGCTCGGATCAATACGGACTGCATTTAGATTGGTTTCGAATACTTCTCCACCTTCATATCCTGGAAGTCCTAGATAGGTTTCACGGAATTCATTTGAATTCATCAAACCTGCGTATTTAGATTTAAATCCACCTTCTACTAGATCCTTGAATGAAATCATGTCAGCCATATCAAAGAAGACCAAGAGCTTGTTTCCTTGTGTCCTTGCCGTCTTCGTGAAATATTTTCTATTAATTTCTTCTGAGAATACACGTTGATATAATTTCATGACGCTAGAATAGTAAGCTCTATATTGTTCTTCTGTGTAGTCACAAGTAAACAATTTCTCATTAATCCCATGAGCATGATAAAGTTGAGATTTCAGAAACTCCATTTCTTCTTTAGAAGCGGTTGAGTAATCTTTGTTTAATTCCATAAACTCTTCACCTTGCTCGAGATAGGCAATGCCACCATTTGCAGCAAGTTCCATCATGCTATCAACTCGATTCTTAGCTTGTTTCTTCAAATGTTCATCTGCTGCTTTAGTTGGTAATTTTAAGAATCCTCTCAACTTTGAATTCCCTCTGCCTAACTTCTCAGTTAACGCATCAAGGTTGATATCAATTAATTCTGTGATTTGGTTTAGTTGACTTGTCACATTTAATTTAGGATTCTCAAAAACCCATACATCACTAAGAGGTAACTCAATCTCTACATCATCAATCATGATTTCAACTCTCTCTGCAGTCCATGATATTGTTTTCTTTGCAAGCCAAATTTCAATCAGTCGACCATTTTCCCAACGTGGAACAACGACTGCAACACCATCTTTCAGCATAGCTCTTGTTACATTTGCCCAAAATACAACTGGTACTTCAAGATGATTTGGAGAGAAAGATAAAACATTTGCAAGATCACTATTTTCAAACCACTCCATCTTATCAACTCCCGTCGGATTTCGAGTGATTCTCACATGCTTAAATCGAACTTGTGCAGTATCTGTTGAAATCTTATTGTAGATATTGTCTAAGTAAATCGAATTTCTTCTCCAATAATTCAAATTTCTTTGTAAATAGGTCCTAGTGGATTTTCTATTGCTTGGTCTGAAAATCCTAGCAAAAACCTCTCTTAGATTATTTATATATTTGTTCATTCTTCACCTCAATCAAAGTAATAACTCAAGTCTTCCTTGAAATTTTCGTAGCAAATAAAAGCATCTAACTGACTAGCAAATACGTCAATCTTTTCTTTTGCCTTTTCTTTATTTGGAAATACATTGTTATTCGCATCTATCTTGACACGAACATTGGCATGGTTCCAAGTTGCCACAGGATCGTTAAATATGATTTTCCCCATCTTGGCTTTTTCTTTATACACTTTTAAAGGATTGGATAAGCTCTTGACCGTTTGTGGAATGTCGTGACATATATCTCCGTAGTAGTCATTAATTAAGCGGATAAGCTCTTTTGCATTCCAGCGGTCATATCCAACTGCAACTGGTAAGATTCTATTCTCACTCATGAACTGTCTTAACTCTTCGAAGATATAGGATTGGTCATTGTAATCCAACTCATGAACATGAAGCTGTCCACTAAGCTCCCACTCAGCGTATTTGTCCCTCAGTTCTTTTGGAAGTCCTTCAATCGTATGACGTGGCATGAACTTCTTGTTTAAATACTGACGCTCTTCCCCACGCACGACCATAAATGAGACCGAACAAATATCATTGACATCCGACAAGTCAACACCAAGTACACAGCGAGCACTCCGTTCCTCATCTCCGACAAACAAATTCTCATCAAACTTATCTGACCAACCCTTACACTCTTCATTACTGAAGTAAGCAAGATAGTTATTAACAGGTAGATTAAATGTTTTAGCCATCAGCTCAGCCTGTTGTGCTGGATCATTCTTGCTCATTTCGATATCCTTGGCAATCGTCTCCTTCTCAGTCGTTATACCAAGTAAAGGCATAGCTTTCTGCCACATATCTGGATTGTGAATTTCAGAAACATCATCCAGCTGATAAATCCAAGGCATGACCGAATCATTGACTATCTTTTCATCAAGAATATCTACCCAGATGTTGTAATACTTATCAAAAAGCTTGTCTCGTTTCGTACCATTGGTGGTGATGTACCAGGTTATCCAATTTTTGCGCTTACGACTCGAACCATCATTCACAACCTTGATGAAGTCATCATCATAAGTGTGCACCTCATCAAAGATATTGTAGTGAGCATTGGTCCCATCAAGACTTTCATAGTCAGAAGTCTTGATTGACATAAGACTGTTAGTTGTCTCATACAAGATTCCTTGCTTTGTTGATCGTAGTATGTCAGCCTCACGCATATAGTGTAGCAAGCTCTCTTCGTTCGACAGCATAGCTCTAGAAGCATTAAATAGATATCCAGCTTGTTCACGACTGTAAGCCAGAAGCTGAATGTCAGCCCCCCACTCACCGTCAATAATCTGACCAACCTCACCAATGGCAGAACCAAGTGTGGTTTTTCCTGTACCACGAGGTACAATAATAGGCACCTCATGAATGAGACGCCTTTCTTCAAAATCTTTATATTCTTCAAGTGTGTCGGGATCTGTTTTTGTAACTTCAACTGTATGATAAAAACCCCACGTTGTTTCTAGCCAGACCTTCTGAGGTAAAGCTAAACGTAACTTGCCAGCGAGACCTTTAGTGTTGCTGCACTCTTCCTCAATGAACTCAATCCGTTTATCAGCTTCTTCTTGTTTAAAGATGTATTGCTCCTTGTACCTCTCTACTCGTTTAATCGACTTCATCGTAAGTTCACAAACACGAATCTTCCCTGAGTAAACCAGCTGAGCATATTTATCGAAATATCTCATCTTAACCATATCGAGCTAACTTCTCCTGAATCATTTCTTTGAGGCTATCACCCTGTGGACTTTGCTTTTCAATCGTTGACATAATCTGCATGTTTAGCTTTTGATACTTTTCCATTCCATCAAGTAAATACTTATCAGGTAGCTCACCATCATTGATGACTTTATTGATTTCCAGTTGGAAGTTTTCAATAACTTTTTGATTATGATTGTATTGAGTTTTAAGATTTTTCAAACCTACTGAATCATTGTCATTGATTTCAAGCATTTTTTCTTTTGGAATCAGTTTAAAAGTCTTACGAGATAGCTCTACACGTTCCTCTCTTGTATACTTTTGTCGTTGATTTGCAAGCTTTTCTAACTCTTTGAACTGACTTTTTGTGATATTCGACCGAGTTTCTTCAAATATGCCTAGCTTTTTTCGATACCTGGTGAGGGTAGCACGACTTATTCCTAGCTTTTCTAAAACTTCATTGATTTTCAAAATCATGCTCCTTTCTTGTATCAATTTTCGTCATTTTTGGGGGAGAGGTATATAAGAGGATTGACACCGTTATTATTTTGGGTGTGTGAAAATTTAAAATAGGGGGGATCTGATAAAAATCAAAAAATAAAAAAATCAAAATAAATTAATATTTCGATTTTCTAAATTTAAATTTATTTTACTTTGAAATGTTTTTGTATTATGACACTCGAGACAAAGTAATTGCAGATTATCTTCGTTGAGAGTAATAGACTCATCTTGATAATTAGTTTCATCTATCTCTATGATATGGTCGACAATGCTCTTGCCATGAATTAAACGTCCACACATATCGCAGCGCATACGCTTTGTTTTTCTGATTCTATTTCTCAGAGTTCTCCAAGGTTTCGAGTTGTAGAATTTAATCTGCCAAGTTCTAAACCAGTCAGAGTGTTTAGGATTTTTAAAATAAGCCATCGCCTATGCAACACCTTCAACTTCTGGATTTTTTCATGATACAAATATATCAGATTCATTTTGTCAATTCTATATCTTTTTTTGACAAGATTTATTTTTGAGTTTTGAATTTATGTAAAATATCCCTGTTGAATTAGTTATATCTTATATTTTATCCAATTTTGTTTCACATCCAAAAACTAGTATTGGCAATACCTCAGGCTCTTTTAAAAATTTAAACTAGAAACTCCCTCGTTATAGATAGTTGAAAAAAACAAAAAAAATATTAGAGGCTAAAATTACTCATCTTGGTATCAAGTTCATCTTGCCTTACACAAATATAAATTAGTGTGACTGCTGGACTTGAATGATTGAATAATGACATCAAGTCTGCAACGTTCTTGTACTTCTTGTAGTAATGATAGCCAAATGTTTTTCGCATAGTATGAGTACCGACATTGTCAATGCCTAAGTCTTCAGCAGCTCTTTTAAGAAACCAGTAAACCGTCTTATAGCTAAGTGCCTTGTTCTTTCCAACACGACTCTGAAATAGATATTCATGTGGTTCTTTATCTTTGACAAATTCCCTCAATTCATTCTTGAGCGGTCTTGTCATTTTGATGCTCTTGTATTTACCTGTCTTTTGCTCCCTAACTTTAATGTGCCAACCTTGAACATCTTTAACCTTTAGTTTGAGAATATCCCCAACTCGAAAACCTGTATTGATTCCTAAAAGAAATAACATGTAATACTTTTCATTCCAAGATGATAGATAGTCCTTCATTGATTGGATATCATCCTTATCTCTTAACGGTTCAACAATATTCATAGTTCTTTGCTCCTTTCACAAAAAAAATAAAGCACTAAGATTTTCTCAGTGCTTTGGATAGTATCAATCTATCATATTCTTTTTGTCAATTCTATACTTTTTTTTGACAAGTTACATGAACAATAACTTTGCAAGTGTATCTAGAATCACTTCTCTTCTTCTGTAAATCTGCTTGCTGTGTCTATATAGATAACCAGTGTCACCATTCTCCATAATATGCCAAACTTGAACCCAATCGTATCTAGTGTGTTCTCCCCATCTCAAATGAAAGATTTTTTTATCATCAGGTTCAAGTGCGTCAAGTAGCTTTGAAATTGCTGTTTGAAAGTTTTCCAGTCTTAAAACCATCGGATCGCTTGCGTATGCAATTGCTAGATTCTCAGACCTGTTAACGAATGATCCACTGCCACTTGATCCTGTATCATCAATACCAGGAACTATGAGGTGTTTTACTTCGTACAATCGTTCTAATTCATGTCTACGCTGACCAATGAGTTTATCAATTTTCAAGTATTTATCATCGAGTTCAAATTCAAGATAATCTCTCCGTGATTTTGTTAAGTTCTTCTTGACCACAGCGACCTCCTTTTATACGATTTTACCATCAAAGACTAAAGTAATCGTACCTGTCCCATCTTGATGCTTAGATACTAGAGCTTGACAATCTGAACCAAGCTCGATTCCTTCAATCGTGATGCTTCGTTTCATGTTGTTGACGTTGACGATTGCACCATTCGATGTTTTAATCCTCATTATCCACCTCCTTGATTTCAACCCCTAACTCGACTAATTGCCCTTTTAAATCCTCGATCGTTTGCTTCAATGCTTTCTTGATTGCATCTGATACAATGTCCGATGTGACAGTTATATTTTCAATGCCGAAAGATAAATTTGTTTTAATTGCCAGTCTGAACTTAGGTGCTTCTTTTATTATAAAGAGTTTTTCAAATGGTGTTGTTTTGTGATTGATAATCTTTTCTAAGACTTCAATTTGTTGTCTGATTTCTTCCGCTTTTTTCAGTTCCTCTAAAATCATCACTCTACCTCCAAAAGTTCTTGATTTTCGTGGATGTTGCCTATGACTTTGTAGTATGGTAAAAATTCCTTTGTGATGTCAATCCGATAGGTACGACTTAGCCCATCGCCGTACCAACGACCTTTGTCTTTGTCATATTTGACAATAAAGGTATATTCTGTCTGTATCTGATGATGTAAGATATCACCTTCAAAAACTTCTGTACCTTCCTTGTCACAAAGTCCTGTTGATTGCATGAGGTTAAGGTCATTATTTACAATCCATTCGTTAGCCTCAGAATCTTCATCCTGTATCCAAATTTTCCCATCACAGACCATCACTTCGTCTGGTTGGTACATGTGACTTAATGAGCCACTGTCATATGCTCTAAATCTTGGAATCATCTAACAAATCCTCCTCTTTGACAAAACTACCATCAATCCAGCGACCTTTACGGTCTTTAATTTCTTGATAAGCTAATTCAAAACATTCATCAAAATCATAACCAAGATTTTTCAGATAACCAATGCAGCGTACTAGATTGTGTCGACATAATTCCTTGCTAGCAAATCCTTGAGACAGTTGAAACTCACTAATGTTTGCATTGATTGAGATGAAACTTTCCATCACATCTTTCTTTCTGATGTTATCAGACTCTTTAAAAATCTGATTGACATCTTCTTTAATGAGTAATGCCAGACCGACAATTACGACCGCACAATCTCCGATACTGTCCTTGGTCAACTTCTCATTCTTCTTGAGATACCCAGCACATAGCTCTCCAAATTCTTCACTGAGCTTGAGTGATTGCTTATCTAACCGTCCACCGTTTTCAAGGTCACGGTCAATAAACCATTGCTTTACGTTTTCTAGTGTGTTCATAATTCGATATTATCTCCGATTTCTGTATTATTATATTTCTGTTCATTCACCACAAACACGTTCCCGTCAACCGTGATAGTAAATAGATTTCCGATTTTTCGTTTTTCTGTAACCTTGCCAGTGATAGCGTATTTACTATCTGCATGATAGACTAGCAAGGGTTTATCTAGCTGACTACGTTGCATGAATAACAAGCAAGTGGTAAGTAATGCGTATCCAATTAAGAAACGTTTCAGCATCATAAAACACCACCATTCAATTTATTGAATTCTTCCTTGGTGAACCCCTGACTAATAGTTATTTCAAAGTTTTTAAAAGAAATATAGCCAGATTGTAATTTACTTACATTAATATTTCCGGATTTTCTAACACTAGTACCTGGAATAAAGGTTTCAACAACTCTTCCCATCGCTGTAAAAGTATTTCCTCCATCTGTGCTGATTTTTACGCCTATTGGGTAACTGTTATACATTCTACGAAACTTCATAATCAATCGTTTTCGTGTTTTATTTAGAGACATCACTCCACCTCCTTGCTCTTAATTTCTCCAGTAAGTCTATTTTTTGAAATATGACTTGTAAAATAAATACCGTCTTCGTATGTATAATAATCAGTGGTTTCTTCAATCCACTGGCTTCTTGTGTAAGGGTATCTGTTTGGTCGTGTCATCACTCCACCTCCTCAAGTTCAATCCCTGGGCAATCGAGCACCCAAGCAAAATCGGAATATTCTAGTTCCTTTCGTGTAAATGTTTTGTTATTTTTCCAATTGTTATAAAAATGGAATCCAACCTCTGTTTCGTTTAAATAGTCATCTGTATTTTTTAACTTGACTCTGTACTTTGATTCTTTCTCAAGCTCATAGTCATCTATCCATGCTCGAGCGAAAAGTTCTTGGTTGTTTTTATCATTAAGCCATTTCTTCACGAATTCGCTTTTTTTAGCGTAGAGATGGATTGTGTTACTATCTAGTGCACCACTCAAACTAAAATTTCTTAAAAGTTGGCATTCAAAAACCCAGTCATACATAAATTCAGGAAGAAGCACTTTATTCAATTCTTGTCGAATCTTATCAGCATCTTTTAATTGATTGCCAACCCATGATCCCTCAAATTTGCCTTGTTGATATGCTTCATGAAAAATTTTTGAAGCAAAATCACTTCCAAGTTCTTTCAAAATATCATACGTCCATTTAAGCTTCGTTACGTTGTCAAATTCTTTAATGCGTTTTATAACGTCTTTCAGTCTGATTGGCTTTTCGTCTTTGGTTAAGGCTTCGTATTCTTTGATAAAAAATTCTATGTGTCTCCATGTATCACAATAGCCGTAGCGACTCATTCTCTTTTCAAGTTCTTTTAACAATTCATTATGCTTCATCTTCCAATTCCTTTTTAACTTTTTTAAAAATTTCTATTACTAATTCTTGTGGAATGTTTGACCGTTCGTTGTAAGAATGCGAAAAGTTTTTTAAATTCAATTCTATTGGCAATTTTTCGTTTTTTAAATTTAAGTTAATATTTCCGCTAAAACGTGTAGCTTTTTCTACGG